TACAACTAACAAAGAAGACCTGAATGCTGCTGTTCTATCTATAGAGCCTGCAGCTATTCTACGTCGATTTGAAGTATGTATTAAGGTTAAAGTCAAAGCAGGATATATTATTGATGGAGGAGTAGGTGTAGATCCAGAAAAGACTACATCTCTGTTCTCAGATATATGGGAATTTGACTGTATAACACACATACCTCAGGCTGATGGAAGATCAACACCCAGATACATAGAGTTTGAAGGGGAGACATTGAAGAATTGTTCTTTCCAGACTCTCTCAGATTTCCTTGTAGCTAACACCAACAGACACTTTGAGAAGCAAGCTGACTTGTTATCACAGCAAAATGATGTGCATTCTATGACATTATGTGTCCACAGGAGACTAAGTGCCATGTGCACTGACTGCCCTACCAACTTAGAAACAGTTGAACCTGAAGCAGGAATCATAGACACAGTTGTAAAAGCAAAGAACATCATGGACTATGGATCAATTATAGCAGCTATGATATTTGATAAGTGGGTGAAGTGCACAATAGTGTTTTTCATATTCTGGATAACATGTTTCATGTCAGAGTATGATTACGCTATTATTCTAATCCCTATATATGGTATCATAATGGGCTATGTCCTAAGAGAGGCAAAGATCATATGGAAGACTATGACTAAGAAGAAAGAAACTGATCTATCATATTGGTTGTCTTTTAAGATGAGTGACTATGTACGGGATCATAAATATGATTTTGCAAGAGGAGCTTTCATAGTTAGTGTGCCATTTGTAGTACTGGCTCTGAATTATGTTAGGAAATTAGGAAAAATATCAGAGGTTATACCACAAGGAGCAACATTAACAACACCAGGTTTAGTAGAAAAACCAGTGGAGAGTTGTTGGAAAGTACCTATACCAGGCAAAAGACCTGTAGATGTTAGATTGACCACAATGACAGTCCCTCAAGGAATAGATCTTGTGAAATCTAAGTTGGCATATGCAGAGTTTGAAGGGTATGGATATAGTGATATGTTCCCTTTAATGTCTAACATATGGATAGCTAATTGGCATATGCTTGTCAAGAAGCCTTCCAAGGTTGTAGTGTATGTGCAGGGAGAGGACTTAGTTGGGCCTAACTTCACATCATCTATAAGTGAACACAATATCCAGAGGATTGGTGAAACTGATCTGGGTTTAGTGTATTTACCAAAAGGAGGTAGTCAGAAGAATGTAATGCATTTATTCCCACAATTTAACACCACTGATAGCACTAAAGCAAGACTGATCCATAAGAAAAAGAATGGAGAGGCCACAGATGAAGTTGTGTTTGCTGAACCTAAAATGATTAGTGTCAATAAGCCAGAGCTACAAACAAAAGGCTTATGCTATGTGTACAAAAGAGCAGAAGACACTTTCAATGGCTTATGCATGTCAGCACTGGTGTCAGAAGATAAATATCCTTTGATAATAGGCTTTCACTACGGTGGAGATACGGTTGACAGAAAGGTGGGGTACACACAGCAGATCACCCAGTGGGAACTACAGGTTGCACTGGAAGCTATATATGCTGACTTGGATGGTCCTGTTGTGCGCACTGCTAGTGCCGCAACACCTAAACTTGACTTTCCTGACAGTGGTGTGTATCAATGTGGATTTGTGCACTCTAAAAGTCCTGTTCGTTATTTAGACACAGGGTCTCTAAGGGTGTATGGCGATCATACTGGACATAAAACACACTACAAGAGTAAGCAGAAAGAAACTATAATAGCTAAAACTGTTGAAGCTGTATGTGATGCTCCTATAAAGTATGGACCACCACAAGCTATAGGAAGCTATAAGCCCAAATATGCAGAACTAGTTAAAATAACAGATACCAAGGAATTCCCATGGGATGCTTTGACTTATGCTATTAAGGACTTTCACACGCATGTTAGAGGCAAACTAGAAGGCAAGGAGTTCATGAAGAAACAGATATGCAAGTTATCTAATGAAGCTAACCTTGCTGGTCTTGATGGAATCAGAGGAATAGATTCCATTAACTGGTCCACTAGTATGGGGCATCCTATAAATGAGCCTAAAACTTATTACGTAAGAGAAAGTAAAACACCTGTTATTGGAATAACAAGACCACTAGAGATAGATGATCACTGGTGGGAAGAAGTTGCTGAGATGGAAAAAGCTCTCTTACAAGGAGACAGAATCTATCCAATTGCCAAAGCTCATCTTAAGGATGAGGCAAAGAAGATAGGCTCAGAAAAAGTGCGGGTGTTCTACGGGACTCCTTTTGCATTTTTACTGCTTGTAAGAAGGTACTGCCTCACATTATCAAAGTTCTACATGGATAATCCTGATATATTCGAGACAACAGTTGGCATGAATGTGTTTGGACCAGAATGGAATGAAATGGCCATGAAGATGACGAAAGAGACCTTTGATAGACTGGTGGCAGGTGATTTTATAGGGTATGATTCTCTTATGGCTGCCCAGATGATACTATGTGGAGGTAAAGGATTAACCATGTTAGCAAGCTGGAGTGAAAACTTTGATGCTGAAGACATAATAATTCTACAAGGTATATTTACTGAACTAGCAAACCCAATGCTAGACTTCTTTGGCACATACATAGAAGTGTTTGGATGTAATACATCTGGCCATTCATTGACAATCATTCTTAATGATTGGGTGCAAAAGCTATATAATAGAGCAGCATATTACATGGTATATGATAAGAAACCTCCACGGCCTTATAGAGATGTTGTAACACTGAGAACTAATGGAGATGATAATATAGCTTCAGTAAAGAAAGGAGAAGATAATTACAACCACACAGCAATACAAGAAGCATTTGCAAGTGTTGGCATAGGTTACACCATGCCCAACAAGACGGATGAATCAGTTCCATTTGCTAAACTTGAGGATGTAGACTATCTTAAGAGACGTTTCAAATGGAGCGTTAAACATGAGAGATATCACGCAGCATTAGATAAGGATTCTATCTTCAAAATGCTTCAGATATATGAACCTAGTAAGGCAATGAGTGATGAAAAGCTCTGTGCTCAGAATATAGATACAGCTCTCCAGGAGATGTATTTCCATGGAGCAAAAGACTTCTTCGAGTTCAGAGAGAAAATGGATGAAGTAGTAGACATTCATGATTTGAGAGGATGGTTTCCGGACAAACAACTTAAAACATTTGAAGAATGTGAGAAGTTTGACGTGGAACAATACAAGGGAGGATCACAATTACCTGTAATTGATGAGCCCATGATAGAAGTGCAGTTCGGACGTCTCACAGCCGTAAAGAGTGAGAACCCTGATGTCCATTGGGGTTTAAATAAAAATGGATACACGTGTATTGGTTACCATGGAAGTATTGACCACCTTGTTGATACTTGCTTAGGCTTGCACGGGTTATGGGATGTCCCTCGTGACAGACCTCTTTTTAGAGGAGCGCTCCCACGCAAAGAAAGGTTATATCTGAGTATTCGTGATCCTGATGCTACAGATGAAAATAAGTGGATTCCTACCTATTCCAATGATACACAAGGTTTTGACGACGTTACCAATAATGTCAGTGTGGAGAGACCAATAGATAACCATCAGACTTTGACATTTCGTGACGGAATGTCTCAGTGGATTAGTGCTATTCCTAACATTTTTGATCGTACTCGAGATGTTGCTATGGATAATGATGTGCCGCTTGATAAGTTCTTTGAGCGTCCCATTCTAGTTAAAACAGTAAACTGGGATCCAGCAGGAGTGGTAAAGTTTTATGATAGTTTCAATCCCTGGTCATTGTTCTTTGGAAACAGTAGAATAATAAACAGGATTAACAACTATCAGCTGATGAGGTGCAAGCTTAAAGTTAAGTTTGTAGTAAATGGAAATAGTTTCTATTATGGAAGAATGATATGTGACTATGCAGTGAGACCAGATCAAGACACAGTGTCCTTGTACACTACAGGAACAACATTGAATAGTTTAATGGGAGCATCACAGAGGCTCCATATATTCATAGACCCAACTGAGTCACAAGGTGGAATCTTGTGTTTGCCATACATCTCAGATGTTAACAACATGAGAATTCCCAATGCTGATTGGAGTGTTCAAGGAACAGTTTACATGAGAGAGATGTCTAAGCTTAAACATGCAAGTGGATCTGTTAACCCTGTTAGCATATCCATATATGTATGGGCTGAGGATGTGATGCTTTCTGTCCCAACCAAGGAGAACAGTAGTAGTATTGTAGCACAGTGTGGCTGTATTGATGATAGCGCAGTGACACCAGAACCACCAAAGATAGCAGGATTTATTGAGGAGGAATTCAACATTGAGCCACAAACAGGTGAATACTCAAATGGTGGAGCTCTTTCAAAGATGATGTCATCAGTGGCTGGAGCAGCTGGAAAACTAATCAGCTATCCAGTTATAGGACCTTATGCAAAAGCAACAAGTACTATAGCTGGAGCAGCCGGATCAGTGGCCCAGTTGTTTGGTTACTCTAGACCAGCACAGATAGAAAATCAGATGCTGATTAGAAGGCAGTTCATTGGTCCACTAACAAATACTGATAGAGGTGACACATGTGTAAAGTTAACAGTAGATTCAAAACAAGAGCTTAGTGTTGATCCTAGAATTATGGGTATAGGGGGCACTGATGAACTTCTGATATCATATATAGCATCAAAAGAATCTTGGTTTGCACAAGTACCATGGGCAATATCTGATAGAGTCAACAAACTACTATTCACTTGCTGGGTTACACCTAACATTGTGAATGCAGTAGGATTGTACTATCACCCTACACCATCAGCATTTGCTGTTGCTCCCTTTAAGTACTGGAGGGGATCGATGATATATAGATTCAATATAGTAGCATCAGCCTATCATAGGGGTAGGTTGCTGTTTGTATATGCTCCTAATCAACAGATTGGAGCTGGAGAATCACAAACACAGTACTCACGTATAGTTGATCTGAGCAATGAGAGAGATTTCACCATGGAGGTGGGATGGGCTTCAGAGAGATCATTCCTTGAGACAGGAGGACCAGCTCAGGCATCAATATGGGCCACTACACCCATAGGCTCATCAGGAAACACAATGAATGGAACATTATCAGTGTTTGTTCTCAATGATCTAACATCATCCTCAGATACTACTAACAATGATATAACAATAAATGTTTTCTCAAGGGCAGCTGATGACTTAAATGTTGCAGCTCCATTAGGAACATTTAAAGATATTACATATCTGAATACTATAGCACCACAAGCAGGTGATGAGCAAGAGACAAGTCCTGAAACAAATGCACCTGTGAAAGAGGATATTGAAGAGTGTGTAGCCAAGTGTCTAGAAATAGATAATACATTTGATGTGTATTTTGGTGAACAAATCACATCTTTTCGGCAGATGCTTAAAAGATATATGCATCACACATCATTTGCCTTTACAGGATTGTCAGCTAGTAGTACTGTAGCAATGAATGAGTTTGATTTCCCAATATACAGAGGTTACACTTCTGAGGGACGGGAATCAACTACAACAACACCAGCAAACGTATGCAATACAACTCTGATCAACTACTTAGCACCAGCTTTTGTAGGGTACAGAGGAGGTATTAGAGCAAAATATGTTGCTAGGCAGGGAAATGTATCGCAAGGAGGAAGATTTAGCGTATTTAGGAATAGCGATCTGTGGACCCCTTTTGTGATAGTAGTAGGGGCACTGAATGTGGCAAATCAGTCTATATTCAAGTCAAATGCTTTAGCTTATGGTAATCTCTTTGAAGGAGGAGAGGTTACTGATCTAAGCATTAATCCTGTTCTAGAAGTAGAACTCCCTTACTATAGCAACACTAGATTTGGATGGGCACGTAAGCTAACAAGCTTAACAACAAACTCTATTGGAAAATATTCACACAATGTCAAGGTGACATCAGCAGCAGCTGACAATGTTTACTTAGACAAGTATGTGTCTGTAGGAGAGGATTTCACTTTCCTACTGTTCCAAGGGGCACCTCCTTACCAGTATACACCAAGTATACCAGTTCCCACAACTTAGATTGTTGGGACAAATCGGTTTATAGATCCGAATCATAACTATATAAATCCAGTAGTCGGGTACTGGTGGGGCATCTTTTTATTAAGATGTCCTCACTCCGGAGAATTGAGCGTAAGCTCTATGGTTTTTAAACCCAGTTCTCTGGGTGGAATTTTACATAGAGCCGAAACTTATATTTTTCGGGGTGGAAATGTACATAATGTATAGTAGATACCCCG